CTTCAACATTGCGCCCTCAACTGTGTGCTGCTTCGCCGGCGACGACTCCGCTTTCGAAGACACCCCCAGCGAAAGCAAAGTTTGGCCCCGTTGGGCCCCAAAGCTCACGTTAGTGGGTAAATTCGCTGAACTCATCCTCCTAGAGTTTTGCGGATGGTTCCTGACCCCTCACGGAATCATTCGCAATCCTCTACTCCTCGCACTCAAGTCACTTTATCGAGAAGCTCGCCATGAATTGGCTCGAGTCCTCGACAGTTACTTCCTAGAAGCTCTGTTCGCCCATAAGCTAGGCGATCATCTATATACCTACCTCACAGCTGACAACTTGGAGCACCAGTCTTTTTTCCTCGACTATTGCTTCAAACATTCCTCCCTCGTCACCCACCTGTTCTTAGCAGGCAGTGAAGAGGGCAGGACTCGCCTCCTCGATCTCTTCAGCACGAAAGAGCGCGCGCCGCTCAGGGCAAGTCTATACTCCCTGTTAGCTTACGTAAGCGCTCTTAGTTCTGAACCTCAACATGTCGGACCCAACAGCAAGCACCGGAGCGATCTCAGCCGACAGCTTCTCTCAGAACTGCTTTATAGCGGACGTCCCGCCGACCGGAGCGGGGGGAATTTGGATCATATCGGATATCAAGTCAATAATCCGAACAATGGCCCCGTTCGGAGAAGTTACCGTCTCGGACCTGACGATCAACTTCGTCCTCCCCAAGGTCACGGCTCAAACATCATTCATAATGATGAGCGCCGCGTACGTGGACTCGGAAGCGACAGCCCCCACAACTCTCAACGAGTTCTACAACCTGCCCGGATCGATCACAGTCGCGGCCAGCTTGCACACTGGGCTGACAGCAACCCTGAAACCAACGCTGCCCGGTGGCTTGACGCTCAGAGTGAAAGGCGCACCCACAGCCGAGGCGAAAGCAGCCTTGCTCATTTGGGTTACGGCCTCCGAGAAGCACGCCCCCTTTCACTTTGGGATCTCAGGCAAGCTCGCCTGCTCTGGAACGGGTTTCGGTCGCTATTGACTTGGAGGTCAGCCGAGCAAAAGTCAAGCCGGCTCAGCTCCGACCACACCACCGGCTACCTCGACCCCTTTGACGCCTCCTCCTACTTCTAAAGGAGGCGCCAAGCCCAAGAAAACCAACGTCGATCAAGAAAAAAGCGCGGCCCCAAAGTTCACCCGTGCCCCGGCTTCCACATCTTCACCATCTTCATCATCCAAGGAGCCTCCACCCCTGTTAGAGATTCGACTCAAGTCTGACAATCCTTACAAAGTATCCATGTCCTCAGCTCAGTTGCTGAACGAGGAACTTCACAGTAATGAACCTCAGACGTCAGTTAATTATCCAGCAGGCAACGGAACTCCCCCGCCTGGCTATCGTCTCATCGTCTATCCTCATTCAATTGCTCAGTCCTACTTTCCAAACGCTTCTGCCTGGAGCTCCCTACCCGATCAAATCTTCACATTCTCTCCAGGTACCTCCACCATTCAGAAATCCATCACTTTCAAGTGGGCTTGAGTTCGGGCGCTGCCAACGACCTGCCTTCTTCTTTACTTTACTCTTTTCTTTTCTTTCCCTTCTTCCTTCTTTTTTTT